CAGTATCCGTTTACAGAAGATTCTGATAGTATATCAATTCCAGTCCTAATGTCTCTGTAATGGTTATATCTTGCTAATGGTTCTAATTTTGCAGATCGGCATAAACTATCAATTACCATTTGATCAAGACTTCCTCTTACCCAAATAATCTTAGTAGGATTAGTATCATTACTTAAGTATTCTCTTAATAAAGAAATTCCTTGTTCTACAGTAAGATCATCAGGCTTTGGTTTAAATGATACTTCTCTTGCTGCATCAGATTGAGTATTCCACCATGACAGAGTGTCTTTAGATATAGTTCTTTTATATTTTTGAACTTGTTCTTTTGCATCAAATTTTACAAATACTGCCTTTTTCAATAAACTTGACCAAGTATCATTTTCGTCAAAGTATACCATTGATGCTGATAATACTACGGCAGTTGATTCAATATCAAGAGTTTCAATATCCAATACTAGCATTCTATTTCTCCAATCTAAACGATAATTTTTTGATTAGGAGGAGTGATGATTAGAGACTCTTCAAACTTTGATTTATATTCATCAGCAAGACCTTGGGCAGGAATACAAATAGAAGCAATAGCATGTTTATTAAGAGTGATATTTGATTCTGCATAAGGTTGGAAAGCGGCAATCATAAGACCAATCTTGCCAGATTCTGTCATTTGAGTTGCAATTTGAGCGGGGTTTTCTAGTTCGTAAGTTGTATCAGTTTCTGAAGCAATGATAGAAATAACTTCATCGCCTGATAATAAACGAAATGCGAGTATTGTTTGTGTCATAATATATCCATAAAGAAAAAGAAGGGGGATAACTATTCCCCCTATAAAATTTAACCTAACAACAAATTATTGGAAGTATTGATTTCAAGTTTACGAGGACGAAGTTCCTCTGGGATGATATGGTCAAGAAAGATACGCAACATACCATCGTTTAACTTAATTTCAGATACTACCACATTTTCAGCAATTGTAAAAGTTCTAGTAAATGCTCTTGATGCCAATCCTTTATACAAGTAAACACTATCATCTGGTTCCGCGGATTTACCAGTCACAGTCAGTGTTCTGTTATAAAGTTCCACATCAATATCATTACGGCTAAAACCAGCAACAGCAATCTCAATTATGTAAGAATTATCACCAACCGTTTTAATATTATACGGAGGATAAGACTTCTGATTTTTAAGATTTTCAGTGGCTTTTCTAATTGCTTCTGAATGTGTATCAAATCCTACAAAGAATTTTAAGAGTTCTTTATCGAATTGAACTAATTGATTTGCTAACATAATGTTCTCCTTTTCAGCGAGATTTTAGTAATAATCACTCCGAAGACGTGATTTGTTTTTGATGAGTTTTAATGTTCCCCATCAGAACAAACAACTTATTCTGTTGGCTCTTCTGTCGGCAATAGTTCTTTAATCTGTGCCTCGCCTTGAGCATAAATTTTACCAATTAACGCATTAATTTCATCGAATGGATATTTGCCTAGAATTGCTAGTAATTTATTTACATCAGTGATTGTTAAGACGATGTTCAATTCTGTAGTATTTTCATCTAAAGGTTGTGTCATATTATATTCCAGTTTGTTAATAAAAAATAATTATATCATACAAATAACGAATTGTAAACATTATTTGGATTGTTTTCTAACACCAATATTATATTTCGGGGTTAATGTCCATTCTGATTTTTCTTGGTATGTTAAAATTTTAATAGACGATAATGAAGCTCTCTTAATAACTTTATTAGCATCAATAACTTTTAACAGATTCCAATCTTGTAATAATATAGCAATTGCATTTCTTCTTTCGATATCATCTTGAGAAATATTAGATTCCTTTCCGTCAAGAGCAAATAATTCTTTGAAATGAACTAAATAATATCTTCCTTGTTTGTGTAGTATGTGGCATGACTGATATAATATATTGTCCTTTTTTGAAGCAACCCCAATACGTGACAGAGTTTCTTTTATTTTTAAAAAACTGTCTGGCTCAGGTATGGCAATCTCTAACATATTATCGGTCAAGTTGTCATAGTTTTCAATCATTTTCGACCACCTGTATATTGTTTCTCTTTTATGAACTTGATCTGTTCACTGCTTAGCATATCCAAAACATCTTTACCTCTCTGTTTAGAATATCCATAATATGAACAGACCGCATCTAAGTTATCAGATTTTGATTCCTTTTCAGCCCACTTCGAGAAACGCTTTTTCCTTGCAATGATATTTATATAATAGTCGAATTGTTGTTTGTTTGTCAATTGAGGATACCTATTCATTTCTGAAGCAAACATGATAGTATCAACAAAGTATGACAGACTTCTATTTACCAAAAATGAATTGTAATCCTTTTCAGATTGTGGGTCATTAAACAAGTATTCCTTAGTATAATTTATAGCATTAACAAATTCAAATGGCTTAGTCATAATATATCCTATTTAAACCTACAGGTTGCCATAATTTCAGTCAAACATGCCATTGTGTTAATTTCACGGTCAATGGCAAATGCATTACGATATCCCCATTCGCCAAGAATTAGAACAATTTCAGGAATGCTAGGTTGTTCCAAATAGTCAATTGCTTTGTCATATAGTTTTCTATAAATTTCACTAGGTTCCGAGTCAGTATTACTGCTTACCCATTTACGAACCTCAGTGAAGTTCTTTTCTTTTAATAATTTAACAAGATTAGAAAAATTATCATCAGAAAGATTCACTAATAATCCAACGTCAATTTTACCTGATACAGAATACCTTTGAAGTTCATTCAATATTCTTCTATAATCTGGAAAGTGTTTGATGACCAATTCAGATACAACCTTAGCATCAAATTCAACATTTTCTGATTTTAAGATTTGTGTTACTCTTTTAAAGAATAATGCAGCTATTAATTGTTTATCTTTATTAGAAATTTTAAACTCAATGCATGTGCATCTGCTGTGAAGTGGTTCAATAATTCTATCTTTGAAATTACAAGTGAATATGAATCTGCAATTAGCAGAGAATTCTTCCATAAATGAACGCAAAGCCGGTTGGACAGAATTGGGATTCATATAATCAGCTTCATCAATAATGATTACCTTTTTAGAATCAGTAAGAGATACAGTTGAAGCAAAACTTCGAATAGTACCTCTTAATACTTCAATGGATCTTCCTTCATCTGATCCATTAATGACAATATATTCAGCACCAATTTCATTACATAGAGCTTTTGCTATTGTTGTTTTACCAACGCCAGCAGTTCCTGATAAAAGAAAATTTGGAAGTTGTGATTTGCTTACAAATTCTTTAAATGTTGTTTTGAGAGATTCAGGAAGAATGCAGTCTTCTATATTTTGAGGACGGTATTTTTCTACCCATAAGAATTGATTGTCAATAGTGTTCATTATATAAAGTTCCTATTAGATATTAAAAGTAGAATCTGCCTCGATACCGACATAATAGACTAAATCAGATGTTGTTGAAGAGAATCTTGATACTCTTTTAGAAGAAATAGAAACTTGATATTCTCCTGGGATAAATTTTAGCATGTCAACTTTAACATTAACTTTGAATTCTAAGTCTGTATTACCAAGTTCCAATTCAAAAGAATTTGAAGTGTCATTTTTCTTATCAGCAACTACAATTTTGACTTGACCATCTTGACCAACAAATGACACATCAGACGCTTTTAATACTGATGCAGTTTTACTGATAAGTGATAAATTTTCAGCAGTGAGTAACAACTGAATCTCTGCTTCTGGAAAATTGATGTCCTTTTTTGGAACTTCAAGAACCGATTCATCAGCAGCATAATATTTTATGGAATTATTTTCTTCAAAGATTTTAACATATTTTTCATTAAATTCTAATTCAGGATTTTGAAATAATGATAATACACTAAGGAACTCTGATAGATCGTAAATGCCAAATTCAATAGGGAATGTGTCAGATACTGTTGCTGTTGATAATAGAGTGTTTTGGATTGTTCTGGTTTTTAGAATATTTCCAGGAGAAAATAAAATATTTTGATTAATACTACTATAGTTTTTTAATACAGATAACGTGTCTTTGCTAAGTTTCATAATAACTCCATAATTAATAAAATGATATTATATCACAGTTTGCTTAAATTTTAAACATTATTCCTTTGAATATTTTACTACATGTTCATAAAGGAACATTAAATTGCAGATAGCATGAGCAATATGATGAAGTTGAGATTCGGAATCTAATTCCTCACCTTCACGATATTCCCATTGGTGTCTTTGAGCAGCATTAAAATATCTGCGTTTAGCA